CGACAATTTGTGTCACAAACCATACGTCGCGAGTAAGGAACATAAGAGCAACACCGCATAGACATGATTCGCTTCAGAAACCATGAGTATGCCAATAATTACAAACCCGTAAGAAACGGACTCATAATATCATGATGCTCTTTGGCACCAACTTTCAGAAGTTTAACAAATAACTTCTAGCTACAATAAGCACTGAAGGCGAAAACAATAGGGATAGAAAATAGATCAGAGTTGTTATCTCTTTATCTAGGTAGAAAATCTTATGCTTGTAATAGTAAAGATTTCTCACTTTCGGTAGTGAAACTAAAGGTATAAGGAAAGCTTCACGGATTAGATTTAATCCCAGAAGCCACTGGTTACGTAGTACTCTAAAGACGGATATACGAGCCTCCCGTTGGAATTTAATGGCATTGACAATTTGTAATTTAGTATTAGAATGAACCCCCTCCCTTACAAACCTATTGGCTTGTGAGGTAGGTGAGAATATTCCTACTGAAGATAATTTCCTTTTAGAAATTAACCTTTTTACAATGTCCCATCAAATCTTCTGGTAAAGGTCATAATCTCATCCTTGTAGATAACCACGCACCTCAGGTCCTATATACCACAAGCCACTACGCGGACCAATATAACTTGCTAAGCGGAGAAGAACTCCTACATATGAGTATTTCATTACGCTACCAGTCTTCCCTTTAGGGAGTTTTAAGACGAACTTTCCATTTTGGTGGACAACATTAGACCAAAGAGAAGAAAAAAGTTTAATTAGGTTATCCGAAGTGATAAATGGTATGGAAATACCACGAACACGACGTTTAGCTCTTAGACGAATCTCTTTTCTAGGTTTAAGCCTGAACACTAAAGGGAATTCTTTATCTCACAACTCCTTAAGGACCGATGATAGGAAAGCCGGATTTCTCAATGTTAGAAGTATGTTCTTAGCACCAAGCGGGGAAATATTGATACGTGTGATTGTGTGAAGCTTCTTTGCAAATTCAAGTATACCACCATCAAAACCTTTTATTGGATTAACTTCTACACCTAAGTATTCGAGTAAACCCCTATATGATTTTGAGACCTTCTCATCAGCGATTGCCACGTCGTCACCCAGTACCGCGTAGCGGTGCTTGGGATTACGTTTGTGTCGTTTCATTGCAATGTGAACCAAGACATGATTTGTCAAGGCTAACATCGCGAATGATGAGTAAGCCCCCATCGGTTGACCCACAGAATATCTGATGGGACCATCCGATGAGTTTCACTCACGATCAAGGACTAGTTTCCATAAATCACCAGGGTAACCTAGGATATTAAGGATTTCAGCTTGAACATCTACTGGTAAGCGATCTGTTGCGGCTGTTAGATCTAAACTTTGAACTGTTTGAACTTTTCCGTGAAAACTATTTACCTTCAAATTTTCCAAAATATGACGAATGGGTCCTGACTGATTGTCAGTCCCGTCCTCATCAATTTTAGAAAGATGACTGTAAATACAATCATGGAGCGGTCTAAATAGAATCTGAGTTCAGAAATCAGTTATACCGATCTTACGCATCTTACCCCTTGCCTCTTCAAGGACAGCAATGTGCCCAAGTAGTGGTTTGATCCGGAATAGGATACAAAGCAGGACAACCGGCGCAACAAGTATAGTTAAACACACAAATTGAGTTAAACATACAAAGTACCCATTTGTTAAACAAATTAAACAGTACTCGTACCACTTTTGTGGTCGCAGAATTCAACCGATTAGATCTAATCCGAGCCCTAATGTAGCTACGGGTAAGTTAGGACCACTTTTAGAAGAAGCTCAAAAGATCGATGGTTTTCCAACTTTTAAAGTTGTTATACCCAACGATTTAAGAGCCAACTTTAACTCTTGTTGTCCTAGAGTTTTACTCACACCAGAAAATGGTGAAGTAATAGACTCTCAACTGACCTTTCGGTAAG